ATTATCTCCTTGCTAGTAATTCGAAATAAGTTTGTGCATCCTCCGGATCCGCACCGCTCTCATTACCGGGATCTCCGGCCTCTGATTCTGGCGTTTCCGTCTGTTCGCTATCGGGAGTCTCGCTCCCGGATTGCGCAGTTTCGTCATCAGGATCATGCGCATCATCATCTTTGCTGTCCCCCAAAAGGTCCTTTAGTGCTTTGATTGCTGTCGTGCGGGTGTTGATGCCGGCGCCCTTCGAGACCTGGCTCACGCCAATCACCTCCAGTTTTTCAAGATAACGAACCTGTCGCCCCTCATATTCACCATGTTTCCATTCCAGAATTCGGAAAGTGTAGGACCATTCCTGCTTTTCACTCAATTCTTTGGCCACAATGTAGTGGTTTTTAGCCTCCGGAATATCCATGAAAAAGCGCCCATCAACGATTGCTTCTTCACTTTCTTCATGGATCATGCCTTTCCCAACAGGCAGCTCCCAACCGTGATTCCACGGTTCGATCAACACATCCTGCTCGCCAAATGCGCCTGGCAGAGTCACATCATCATCGTGATCGATCACGTTCAAGGTCGCAAAGACGGCCGTAAATTCACCGCTCTCGCTGTCCGCCTTGAATTGCATCTTCCCACGATAAGTCTTGGTCTCAAATTTTTTAGGCATCATTCCTCCAATTTTTCGGCTCCGACGCTGAAGCGGGTTCAACCCGCATCAGCTAGTGAAGACGTCAGGAGACGTCTTCCCGGTTATATCGGAGACTGCATTCGCAGTGCACCGTTTCCTCTGCGCTGCCTTCATAATCACCTGGCCAGCGCAGGCCATTTGAAAATCGTTCCCGCACGCCCACGGTCTCACCGTTCATCGCCGCGTGGCTGTCGCGTGGATTGGTTGAATTCACTATCCAGGTCTTTGTGATGATCTTTCCCCTGATCGCCGCCTGGTATGACCCGTATTGGCTCAATCCGGTTACCCTGCCGGTCGCAAATCGTCCCACAGTGACCGCCAGCAGCGCCTCAAACACCTTTTGCACTGCCGATTTCGGGTCCGCATCCGCTAAAGCAGCCTCGATCTGCTGCTGGGTGCTCTCGTTCAGGTATTCCGCTGCGATCCTGGCGCTTTCATCTGTGAATCCCTGAATCATTTCATCGGTGATGAACACCCCCAGTTTCTTACCGAGTGCCTGCGCCCAAACCAGCGCGGTATCCATGCTCAGCGGCCGGAAATCGGCCGTAACCTCGGCATTCCACCGCTCCGCATCCCAGACTGTATTAATGTCCTGCGATTTCACCCCTGGCAGGACCGTATTCCGCTGCCGTTCAAAGGTTCTGATCAGCAGCGTCCGCCATTTCTCGTTGTAAACCTCCCGCAGCCCCGGTTCTTCGGTATCGAAAGATTCGATTGCCTTAGCTTCAAGGTGAGACGCCTTCGTGGCGTCCACCGCAGCACCAACATCATGAGATGTTGGTGTAACGATGATTGCGTTGACCGCCCCAGATTTCGGCGCGCTGTCTGTCGGGCTGGCCTGTCCACCTACCAGCACATTCAACGGTTCCACCAGTGCGTCGCCATCCTCGACTTTCGGCAGGTTCATGATCGACCGTGCTTCATTCCGTGTCATCCACGGTGCGCCGGTCGCGCTCTGCAGGCTCTGCATCTGCTTTTCAAAGTCACCCCGCAGCTTCTCCTGGATGTTGAACTCAAGGTAAACCCCTTCCATATCATCAAAGTCGTCGGCGAGCTGCATCAGAAAATCTTCCTCAAGCATGGCAATCCAAGGACCGAGAACATCGGTATACAATCCGCGGTGCTGTTCTGAAATATTGCTGTAGGTCGCATGGTCCAATATCCCAACTAACGGCGGCGGGATATGATATGCGCGGGCGCATTCTTCCCGGGTCAGTTTCCGTCCCTCAAGATATTCGCTGTCTTTCGGGTTGAAGGAGATCGGCTTGAACTCCATCCCTTCTTCGAGAATGGCTGTCTTTCCGCTGTTTTCCTGCCCGGAATAAAGTTCTTCCCATTGGCTGCGAAGCCGTTCGATGGCTGGATCAGATAGCGGTTTCTTTCCCTCCGGCCGTGAAATCACGCCTGAAATGCGCGCGGAGTTCTTCCAATATTTTTCTCGATAGCCGCCCGCAGCATATTCTTCCGCCAGGATCCGCCTTAGCGTCTCCAAATTTGACAGTCCCGTTGTGGAGCTCGTCGAAGAATACATCCGGAAATGAATGATCTGATCCGGCGTGTATTTCCTGTGTGGATTGGTCAGGGTCAGTTCATATTCACTCGGGTAGAGCGCGCCTGTGATCTTCATGTAGGCAGGTGGGACCCGCATCAAACCCAGCAGTTTTCCGCCATCGGTGTATTCTTTCACTAGGAACGCGTTGGCGAAGATCCCCACATCGCTTACGATCGATTCGATCATCCGGTATCGTGTGAACTTCATCTGGTTTGGCAGCGGCCGGTCCAGCAGCAATGCCATCGGATGGTCACGCAGCCGGATCCGCCCCTCTTTTTCATCTATACGGTAGAGATGTAACCCAAGCTGGGCCACATTCCGCGCCAAAAAGTCCACACAGGTCCGCACGTTCGGCTGGACCTTATAGAGCGTGGCGTAATCAGTGGAAAAGCCGTCATAAAGCGACAGGCTCATGTTAGTCGATGTTGGCCACCAGCCCGCGGGCATGTCTTTTAGCAGCATGGTTTCAGATACGATCAAACTCATGGCAGCACCTGCACGTGTTCAATATTCTCTCGTAACACCACAACCTCCCCGTCCGCTGATCTGGTTTCGCCAGCTTCAGTTTCGATCTGGGCGGTTTTGAGCACCCAGACGCCGAAGGACCTTGACCATAGAATCCCAATGACGGATTTTCCATCATTCTTTTTTGTGATGATCACCTTGCGACGCCATAACCGAAAACGCATCAGATAGTCTCCAATCCACGGCTTTCATAGACGGATTCTTGAGGTTCCTCATGCCGTGTGCATCGATCGAGCGCCATGATTAAAGCCACCATGCCGTCGATTTTTTCCGTTGATTTTTCTTTATCCGGCTTGATATTGCCTGCCGGGTCCTCCCGGACAACCAGGTTGTCCGCCATCCAGTTCAATACTGGGTCATTCCCGTGCGCGAGCTTATGCTGCAGGATCACCCGTTCAAGCTCTTTCGTCGGTGGTGAAAGCGATTTGAAGCCCTGGCGGATCGGCACCAGGAATTCATCCCCGAACCGATCCATCAGCTTGGTTTGCATCATCGTCGAGTTCCACGGG